TTCAGATAAGGGTTGGTGGTACAACTTTCTCAGGTAAACTGAAACCACTACCACAAAAAAGAAGATAAATAAAAAAACCCTCAGTAGAGGGTTTTTCTTTTTAAGACAATTGTGATTGTAATTCACCCAATCCCTCAACAATCTGAGACTTAGGAACCCAAAAAGTTAAATCACCAATCTCCTCAATTTTCAACTTAAGTAGTTTTTTAAATACTACAACATCCTCTTCTTTTTTAACATAAGGGATACCTAAATTCTTTGCACATACTGGACCGACACCAGTTGCCTGCGATTTCCAATCAGTCAAATCCAAACCACAACATCTGCAAGAAGTTACATCTGAAGTGTTCATTCTACCAACTACTTCGTAAGCCTTATTAGTACTTCTCAAAACTTTTGAGATTGTAACTAAAAAAGGACGGAAGTCCAATTTATTCTCCTCTGCAATTCTTTTTGCAATAAATTTAGAAACTTTAAGGTTAACATTAACCTCTTTACCTTCAGAAACTTGTGGTTTAGGTTGTTCGAATTTATTGAAGAAACTCTCTGCTGCGGAAAGTTGTTTAGGTGTAAGTGAACCATATTTGTTAAGTCCACCTTGTAGAGAAAGGATAAATCCGTTGTTTCCTTTGTACTCTTTTACTTTTGATACGATTGATGAATTTTCCATAGTTGTTTTGTTTTGTTATTGTAAAAGTAATACAAATTTTTTTAACTGCCAAATTTTTTTAAGAATTTTTTTTTACTATTTAAAAAAATAAAGAAAATAGTATATTTCTAAAAAAATTTATTATGAATAAAATTAACATATTGGTAGTACCAAGCGACAGAACAGGTGTCAGTTATTACAGATCAACAATCCCTCACATTAAATTAGAAGAATACTTTCCTAATGATTTTAAAGTCGATATCGATTACGAACCAGACTTAGATAATGATTCATATTTGAAACAGTATGATTTGATACACTATCATCGTACATTAGGTGATTATGACAATTTACCTAAATTATTAGAAAGATGTGATGAGTTAGGTATTGCGACAATTATGGATTTAGATGATCATTGGTCACCTGGTCCTGATCACCCAGCGTGGGCAATCATACAACAACATCAGTTAGATAAGAAAATATTAAATAATATTAAAGTTTCTAGGAATGTTACAACAACAACACCTATTTTTGCGGATGAGATTAGGAAAATTAATAAAAATGTTTTCGTAATCCCAAATGCAATTAACACAGAAGAAAAACAATACATAAGTAATAATGAAAAGAGTGATAGGGTTAGAATTGGTTGGTTAGGCGGTTCTTCACATATGAAAGATTTAGAAATTTTAAGAACTGTTGCAGGTAAATTTAAAAGTGATGGGTTAATAGACAAAGTACAATTTGTATTATGTGGTTTTGATCTTAGAGGTAGTGTTACTACAATTGATAGTACAACTGGAAAACAACAACAGAGACCAATCAAACCTATGGAATCTGTTTGGTACCATTATGAAAAAATATTTACAGATGACTATAAGATTGTAAGTGAAGATTATAAAAAATTCTTACACACTTTTGAAAACAAAGAATATGAAAATGTTAATAACGAACCATATAGAAGAGTATGGACTAAACCTATTACTTCATATGCATCTAATTATAACTTATTTGACATTTCTTTGGCACCCTTAAAAGAAAGTACATTCAACAAAGTAAAATCACAATTAAAGGTGATTGAGGCGGGATTCCATAAAAAGGCAGTTGTTGGTCAAGATTTCGGACCTTATAAAATTGATATTATAGATTCGTATGAAAAAGGTGGTACATATAACGAAAATGGTAATGGGTTATTAGTGCCAACAATTAAAAACCATAAATTATGGTATTCTCATTTAAAAAGATTAGTTGAGAATCCTGAAATTATAACAACTATGGGTGAAAATCTATATAATACGGTAAACGGTACATACGATATGAAATCTGTATGTAAACAAAGAAGAGAACTTTATACTAAATTAGTGAACGAAAAAAAAACTCTAAATTTGATTTAGTCAAATAAAATCCTTATTATTATAACAAAATATTAAAATATGGAACTAAAAGATAAAATCTTAAAAAATCGAGAAAAGTTTGAGAAAACTAATGGGATGTATAACATCTTTACAGAAGAATTGTTAAAATTTTTAGGGGAAAATTTATTCACCGCACCCGCATCCAATATGAAAAGTATGTATAACGCTTTCCCTGGAGGGTTGTTGGATCACATCTTAAAAGTGACTAAGTACGCAATTAACGTAAATGAAACACTACCTACTGAACTTAGAGTAGATAAAGAATCTATTATAAAGGTATGTTTTCTACACCAAATAGGTAAAACATTTTTATTTAATTTCTGTGATTCTGAATGGCATAGGAACAATGTTGGTAAAATGTATGATTTTAACGAAGAATTAATTTCTATGAAAGTGGGTGAAAGATCAGCCTACTACTGTTTAAAATATGGTATAGAATTATCTGAAGAAGAATATCAGTCAATTATAAATTTTGATAAATCAGAAGAAGATAAACAATCTAAATGGTATGGTAGTACATTATCTACTATACTAAGAATATCTAATGACTTATCAATAATCGAATGTAAACAAAATAATTAATATGGACGAATTATCGAGAGAATTAAAGGAATTAGAGGAACTTAAAAATTTAGTTAATCAAATAGAAAATATAAACAGTGGTAGTGATTTTGACGATGTTTTTAGTTTCACAGATTTTAGAATTAAAACTAAATTTACTAATAATTCTAAAAATCCTGATCCTGAATACGCAAAAGTTGGGGATAGTGGTTTTGACCTTAGGGCTAACTTAACAGAACCAGTAACACTTAAACCACTAGAAAGAGCCTTAATTCCGACAGGTTTAAGATTTGAATTATCATCTAACACGGAATTACAAGTTAGACCTAGAAGTGGTATGGCATTAAAACATGGGATTAGTGTCTTAAACACGCCTGGGACAGTTGACGAAGGTTATAGAGGTGAAGTCAGTATCATCGCAATAAACTTAAGTAATAAAGTTTATGTTATAAACCCTGGTGAAAGAATTGCACAAGGTGTTATTATGAATGTAGTTGGACAAGGTATTTCTGAATTAATTAAAGTAAATGATTTATCGTCTACTGAAAGAGGTAGTGATGGATTTGGTTCTACAGGAAAAGAGTGAGTATGGAAAAAGAAAAATTTAGATACGAAATTATAAAAAGTATGGTGAAAACTACACATAATGATTATGAATTAGGTCAAAAAGTCAGAAATTTTTTTAGAGAAGAAGAACAACTGGATGGTGAAATTGATTTAAAAAAATATATTAAATTAATTGAGGGTGAATTAGTTATGTCTAATTACAATGACGGTTGGTTAACGGAATGGTATAAAAAAAAACTAAAAGAAATAAAAGATAGGATTAAAAAAAGAAAAGATGATTAGTGTAGTTTTCTCAACTAGGAAAGATAATCAAAATCATATTAAACATATTGAAGAAACCTCTGGGATATATAAAGACTTAGAGGTTATTCAGTATATAAATGACGGTGAATATTCACTAACCCAAATATATAATAAGGCACTAAAAGAAACTACTAATGACATAGTAGTTTTTTGTCATGATGATATAATCTTTGAAACAAAGAATTGGGGTAAAAAAATACTTAATCATTTTAAAAGAAATTCTGATTACGGTATTTTAGGTAAAGCGGGTACTAAGTACTTACCAAAATCAGGTAGATGGTGGGATTGTGGGATGACAGAAGTTATCGGACAAGTATATCACCAAAGTGAAGGTAAAAAGTGGTTGTCTAAATATAGTGAATATTTTGGTAATAAAATAGAAGATACTATCATTGTAGATGGATTATTTTTTGTGGTTAATAAAAATAATATTAAACAAACTTTTGATGAAGACATTAAAGGTTTTCATTTTTATGAGGTAGATTTTTGTTTTAATAATTTTTTAAATGGTGTTAAGGTAGGTGTCATTTCCGATATATCTATAACACATCTGTCCATAGGACAAACTAACGATCAATGGGAAAATAATAGAGTACAATTTGTTGATAAATATGTGGATAAATTACCACAGATTATCCCATACACCTATGATATTAAAAAAGTTAAGGATAAAGAACCTTTAGTTTCTATATTGATGCCGATATATAACTACGGTAATAGAATTAATCAGACATTAAATTCTGTTTTTAATCAAGACTACACTAATTATGAAATAATTTTAGTCGATGATGGATCAACAGATGAGTTTGTGAAAATGAAACTTAAACAATTAGAAACCGTTGATAGGGTAAAAGTTGTTTATAAAGAAAATGGTGGACCTTCATCTGCGAGAAATGAGGCATTTAAATACTCAAAGGGGGAATTCATTTTACCCTTAGATTCTGATGATATGGTAATGGATGGTTATATTAAAACTTGTGTTAATATACTTAGTACAAATAAGAATATAAGTCCTGTTTATTGTGATACACATCATGTTGGTCAGATGCAGGGTGTTGAACAAAGACCAGAATGGAGTAAGGAAAGATTAGTACAAGGCCCATTCATAGTTAACTGTTCTATGTTCCACAGAGAATCTTTTGAAAAAGTAGGTGGGTATGATGAAGAATTAAATGGGTGGGAAGACTATGATATGTGGTTAAGAATGATGAAAGAGGGTTATGTGGGTAAAAGAATCCCTAAACCATTATTTATATATTTTCATCATGAAAATGATGGAACTGTATCTACAAATGCGAATAAAAACAGTCAAGAATTATACTTAAAAATAATAAGTAAAAATTTTGAAATTAAAGATAATAAAATTGTGGTAAAATGATAAAGGATTATTTTGATAAAATATTTTGTATTAATCTCGATCGAAGAAAAGATCGATGGGAAGAAACTGTCACAGAATTAAAAGTATGGGGACAATTTGATGGTGTTAATAGAGTTTCTGCAGTAGACGGTAACACAATTAATGATAACCCTTATCCTATTAATAACGGAGAATTGGGTTTACTTGAAACTCATTTAAAATTAATTAAAAACGCAAAAGAAAAAAAATATAAAAATATATTATTGATAGAAGATGATATTGAATTCACCGAAGAGATAAATAATTTAAACTTATATTTCGATCAATTACCTAAAGAATGGGATATGTTGTGGTTTGGTGGCAATCACAATAAACATGTGGGTAACCAAATTAATTTAATAAATGATAAAATTATTAAATGTAATAATACCTACTCAACACATTGTATTGGTATTAATGAAAGTGTTTATGATTTATTAATAGATCTTTTGGGTAGAAAACAAAAACCTGTTGATGTTTATTATTCTGATGTACAAAAATCATATGATTGTTATTCCTTTCACCCTAGTATCGCCACCCAAAGACCTAGTTTTAGTGATATCCAAAACACAGTACAGGACAATAGATGGTTATTTTAGAATAAAATGGTGTGAGTGTGGAAACAATTAAAAATATTATTTTTGAAAATTTACAAGATAAATTATATCAAAGAATAAAAAAGAAGAAACCCAATAAAAAATATTGGTTAACTATTATCATACCTGTTAGGGGTAGAGTTGAATTTCTTACACCGTTAATAGTTTCATTAAAAAAATCTATTTGTAATTATAATCGTAAAGTAAATATTATTGTTGTTGAGGAATCTAAAACATCACAACATAAAGAAATTTGTAAAATAAATAATGTAGATTATTTTTTTATAGAATCAGATAATTTTTACTTTAATAAAAGTTTATGTAATAATAGTGGTGCTATATTATATAAAAATAGTGAATATTTTTTATTTCATGATTTAGACTGTTTAGTTAAAGATGATTTTATAAAAAATATTTTTGAAAATATTGAAAAAAAGGGTGTAAACTGCATACAGACTTTTAATAGACGAAGGGTTTTATATTTTAATGAAGAACAAACTGAAAAAATAAAAAACGGTGAGATTCAGATTAATGAAATTGACGATAGTGATTTAAAAGTAGGTGATTGTTGCGCACCTGGAGGATCCATTCTAATTAAAAATAGTTTGTTTTTTGAAGTAGGTGGTTATGATCCTGAATTATTTTATGGTTGGTCACCAGAAGATTTATTCTTTTGGGATAAGATAGAAAGTATGGAAAGTATTGGTATTACCGATAACCCCAAAAACGAAATTTATCATATGTATCATAAACCACAAAATTTAAATAAAGAACAAATGGTTAATAGTGAAGAAAAATTAAATCTCTATGAATCTATAAAAAAAGAATATTTAACTGAAATAATTAAAATTAAAAAAGAAATAATAGGGAATTATATATGATAACATGTAATTTATTAGGTGGGTTAGGTAATCAAATGTTTCAAATTGCAACAACTATTGGTTACGCAAAAAAAGTAGGTAGTGATTATTATTTTGACTTTAGTAATTGTCAAACCCCAAATCAGGGTAAACCTTCTAATCACTATTCTAATACAATATTTAAAAACATAAAAAATAAAGTAATTGATAGTAGTGATAATTTAATTACATATCAAGAACTTAATTTTAATTTTTCGGAAATACCGAATATGAAAAATGTAATACTTAACGGATATTTTCAAAGTGAAAAATATTTTAAAGATCAAGAAAATTATATAAAAGAAATTTTCTACTTTGATGATGTAGATAAGATAGTTAATGATTATTTAGATACAATTAGAAATGGTAAAAGTTTAACATCGATTCATGTTAGAAGAGGTGATTATCTAAAATTTAAAGACGTTCACCCATCTTGCCCTATAGAATACTACATAGAATCTATGAAATATTTTAAGGATAATAATTTTATAGTTATTTCTGACGACATTGGGTGGTGTAAAGAAAATATAAAAGGTGAAAACGTTTATTATTCTCATTACGAAGATGAGGTATTTGATTTATCAGTTATAAAAAACTGTGATAATAATATTAACGCAAATTCATCTTTTTCTTGGTGGGGTGCATGGTTAAATAAAAATAAAAACAAAAAAATAATTTGTCCAAAGATTTGGTTTTCAGAAAAAACAAATATAAATGACAGTGATTTAATACCTAAAGAATGGATTCGAATTTAAAAAAAGTAAAAATATTTGACGCTAATTTTTCACATGCAAAATATAGTACTGATCACCAAACATCTAAATTTATTGAGTGGTATAGGGATGAAAATTTAAATTTAGAAGACACTACTTTCTTTACGGATAATTTTCTAAATTTAAATATTGGTAACTCAGAAAATAAAATTGGTTGGTTATTAGAACCCCCATCTGTTAATCCTTACATTTATAATTTTATTAAAACAGTAAATAATGATTTTAAAAATGTTTTAACATATAATAAAGATTTGTTAGATATTGGTGAAAATTATTTATTTTATCCACATGGTGGATGTTGGATACCTAAAGAAAAACAAAAAATATATGAAAAAAACAAATTAGTATCTATCATATCCTCTAATAAGAAAACAACACATGGTCATAAATTAAGACATGTGATAATTGATAAATTTAAAGATGTAATTACCACTTACGGTAGAGGATATAAACCAATAGAGTTAAAAACGGAAGGTTTAATCGATTATAGGTTTTCTATAGTTATTGAAAATATAAAAATGGATTATTACTTTACTGAGAAAATAATAGATTGTTTTATGACAGGTACTATCCCCATATACTATGGGTGTCCATCAATAGAAAATTTTTTTGATATTAATGGTATTATAGTATTTGATACAGTAGATGAGTTAGAAAATATACTTTACAATTTAACTGAAAAAGACTATAATGAAAAATATGAAAGTATAAAAAATAATTTTGAAAAGGCAAAAGAATTTTTAATATCCGAGGATTGGATATATAAGAATACAAAAATATTTAAATGATGGATTTTACATTTGGGATAATAACTGGCGGTAACAACGATACGATGATAAATGAGATCATCGACTCAATAGAAAATGAAAATATACCCAATTATGAAATATTAATTGTGGGTAACTGTAGTATTGTAAGAAAAAATACTAAAATTTTAAATTTTGACGAGAGTTTAAAAAAGGCTTGGATAACAAAAAAGAAAAATTTAATCACTAAAGAGTCTAAATTTGAAAATATTGTTTATTTACATGATTATATAAAATTAATGGAAGGATGGTATCAAGGTCAGTTAACTTCTGGTAATAATTTTAAAATAAGAATTGATAAAATAATAAATAACAATGGTGAAAGATTTAGAGATTGGTGTATTTGGCCATTAAATGGTAATCAAATGGATGATATTATTGGTAAAGATTGTTTAATACCTTATGATATGACACATTTATCTAAATATATGTACATATCTGGTTCGTATTGGGTTGCCAAAAAAGATGTTATGTTAGAATTCCCATTAGATGAAAGTTTATCGTGGGGTGAAGGTGAAGATGTTTTATGGTCCAAACAAGTTAGAGAAAAATATAAATTTAATATGAATACCAATTCTAGTGTATTTATAATTAAAGGGGGTAAAGATAGGGTTTTTAATGAACCAAATAATAATAAAATAAATGTTTTAAAACAATTAAATTAATATGATTAAATTAATAGTTTTTGATTTAGATGGTGTATTAGTAGATGCTAAAGAAATACATTACGAATCGTTAAATAAAGCTTTAGAACAAATTGATGGGAAATTTGCTATAAACAGAGAAGAACACTTAACTAAATACGATGGGTTACCAACCAAAACCAAATTAAATTTATTATCTACAGATAAAGGGTTACCGCAGTCAACTCATAATAAAATTTGGGAGTTAAAACAAACATTAACTTTTGATGTGATAAAAGAACAATTAAAAGAAGATTTAAAATTAAAAGATGTTTTAAGGAAACTTAAAAAAGATGGTTATAAAATATATGTCGCATCTAATTCTATTAGAGAATCTATTAAATTAATGTTACATAAAACTGGTCTTTTAGAATATGTTGATCATTACTTTGGTAATGAAGATGTCAAATATTCAAAACCACACCCAGAAATGTATCTTAAAAGCATGGTACATGCTGGGGTTAAACCAAATGAAACTATGGTTATTGAAGATAGTTTCCATGGAAGACAAGCCGCATTGGATTCTGGTGCTTATTTATGTGCAGTAGAAACACCAAATGATGTTACCTATGATAAGATAACAAAATTAATTAAAAGTGTAACGTATGGATCTAAAACAGAACAAAAATGGGAATCGGATGAATTTAACATTTTAATTCCGATGGCAGGTGCTGGTTCTAGATTTAGTTTAGCTGGATATACATTCCCTAAACCACTTATAGAAGTTAATAATAAACCGATGATTCAAGTGGTAATTGAAAACTTAAATATTAAAGCTAATTTTATCTACATAGTACAAAAGGAACACTATGAAAAATATAATTTAAAATACCTATTAAACCTAATCACACCTAATTGCGAAATAGTTCAAGTTGACGGTGTAACTGAAGGTGCTGCATGTACAACTCTTTTAGCTAAAGAATATATAAATAATAATAAACATTTACTTATAGCAAATTCAGACCAATTTGTTGAGTGGGATAGTAATAGTTTCTACTATTCTATGACTAACGACAATTTAGATGGAGGTATGTTAACATTTAAAGCAACACACCCTAAATGGTCTTTTGTTAAATTAAATGAAAATGGTTATATAACTGAAATAGCTGAAAAAAAACCTATAAGTGATATTGCAACTGTTGGGGTATATTATTGGAATAAAGGTTCTGATTATGTTAAATATGCAGAACAAATGATTGAAAAAAACATTAGAGTTAATAATGAGTTTTATGTTGCACCAGTTTACAATGAAGCTATATCTGATGGTTTTAAATTTAAACCGTATAACATTGAAAAAATGTGGGGTTTAGGTACACCAGAAGATTTAAAAAATTATTTAGAACATTTTATTGATTAATATGAAAATTTGTGTTGTATTTTATGGTTTTTTAGGTGATTCATCAAATTTAAACAATCTGAATAGAATTTACGATTTATGTGATAAAAATAAACATGAAATTAATTTTTATTACTCAATACCAGATTCTATTTCTGAATTTGATGAAAATAAAATTAACGATGAATTAATCAATGGGTTAACGAAAGACGTAGAAAATTTCAATTTTGAAATAAGAGATTATAATACATGTATGTATATTGATGAATGTAAAAAATTAGATTTACCGATAAAAACTAATATACATAATTTATACCCTTATAGAAATTTATCGATGTTAGATTCAATTAAAAAAAGTGTTGAATTAATAACAAAGAATTATGATTTTATGATAATCACTAGGTTAGATAACTTACCATTTATTACACCTAACAAAATAATTTCTGATTTTAATGTAAAAGATACTGCTTATTTGTTTAGAAATGAAATTTTTGGGGTTGTTGAAGATAAATTTATTTTTGGTGATTTTAATATTTTAAAAAACATAAGTAATGTTTATGAATATGTTAAAAAACTAAAATTTGATGATGAAAATTTTTATTCTGAAAAATTAATAGGTGAATACTTTGTTGAAAACTTTAAAGAACATTTAGAATTTATAGACGGTATTAATATAATAAACAATATAAACCATAAGAAGTATTCACATGAGATTCAACTAATTGTTGAATCTCTATATAACACATGTAATTGAATTAAATATGAGTAAAACAGCGACAATCATCCCGATTTACCAACCACATTTTGGTTATGGTATTAATTTATTGGACTCATTTAGATACCATTCTAGTGATGATATATTTTTTGTTTTTTCTAATTCTGAAGAAGCAAAAGTGTTTTCAACACTAACAGATAAAAAATACGATTCAATAATTTTAGATCAAGAATTAGTTAATAGTGGTAGTATAATTACTGTTAAAAAACTTTTTGGGTTGAGAGACGTATTTGAACGTTACGATTACATAGGTGTTTTAGATAGTGAAATAAAATTTGTTCGTAATATTGATACTGATATTGTTTATAAAGAAATTTTTGATTCAAAAATATTAAAAGTGAACAACAGTTTAAAAGGTGGTGACGTTATAAAAAATACTGCTGAAAAAATGAACTTAATTAATAACGAAATTTTAATACAAGAAACAAATAATTTTTCGCAATATTGGTGGTTTAACGAAATACATGTATATGAAAAAAACACCTTTTTTAGGTTTTATGAATATTTAAGTAAATTAGATAATTATCATGAAATAATAAATGATTGGTGGTGTTTTGATTTCATATTATACGGAATATGGTTAATAACTAATGAAGGTTTTAAAACAAAAAATATGATGCCAGAAACAACTTTTGAATGGGGTGCTTTAGAACACAATAATTCAAATGAGGTGTCAAATAAATTTAATTCCCATTTAGACCATAATATAAAAATTGAAACTAATAATAACACAAAAATAACAATACAATTAAATTACCCACATTTCTAATGAATAAAATAGAATTTATTAAAGAAAATTTTAAAGATTACTACATTGATAAAGGACCAGAAAATGGTATCCTTCAAGGTACAAAATATGCTGGATGTGCAACACATTGTAGAGCATGTTTAAATACATTAGTAAGAATGGTAAAACCTAATAACATATTAGAAATTGGTTCATACCATTACGATAGCACTATATCGATGTCAAACGGTATGGATACATATTTAAAACCAGATGAAGGTATTATACACACATTTGATATTAAATTAGGTGGATGTGATGGATATGGTTCATCAGATAATTTACCAAAAAGAATAAAACCAATGTATTGGTATCCTTATAAAACAGATTACGATGAATGGAAATTAACTGATGAAGGTATTGTTTTTAAAGATTTTTTAAATCATACCAACGAAGAGTTATTTGAAATGAACCATAATATTTTAGAAAGTATAGCACCAGAAGGTGGTTATGACTTAATCTTTATTGATGGCGATCATTCATATGAAGGTGCTAAAAAAGATTGGGAACACGCATTAAAGTTTTCTCATAAAGAAACGTTAATTGTTATTGATAATATTTGGGATATCAGATTAAAAGAAGTTAGACGTTTTTATGATGATATGACAACAAACAAATGGGATTTTGAAGAATGGAATGACGCTAACAGAACAATGGTTCAAGATACTGGTGTTTTATTAACTTATTAAGATGACACTTACAAATTTAAATGATTATATTAAAGGTTGGTTTGTTGGTAACTTTAAACCAACCTTAATCGATAATGAACATTTTGAAGTTGCGGTTAAACGATATAAAGCTGGTGATTATGAAGAAAAACACCACCATAAAATAGCAACTGAAATCACTGTAATTGTTGAAGGTGAAGTTGAAATGAATGGTGTAAAATATAAAAAAGATAATATAATAACCATTCAACCAAATGAATCCACCGATTTCAAATGTATAACTGATGTTGTTACAGTTGTTGTTAAAACACCATCATCAAATAATGATAAATATATAAATTAAACTATGAAAACAAAAGAAGAAATATTAGATTTCGTATTAAACGCTGGTTCAGACTGCGTAGAGGTATTTGGAGGTAATTTCAAAGGAGGTTATGAATTACAACAATGTCCAGAAGAAATAACAGATTTTTTAGTAACTTATCAAGACACTGAAATTAATAATTTCCTAGAAATAGGTGTTGCTGCTGGTGGGAACACTAGAATCTTTACTGACTTTTTAAAAATTAAAGATGTTTATGTGATGGATTTAAATGTACATCCATCGATTAGTTATGATGGCAACCCTAACGCTAGAGATAATAATTTTAATCATTTAAAGAACTTTGGTGAATTAAAAAGTTTTTTTGGTGATAGTCATTCAGAAGAAGCAAGAAAGTGGTTAGAAAGCTTAAATATTAAATTCCAAATGGTTTTTATTGATGGTGACCATACAGAACATGGGATTAAATTAGATACTGAATTAGTATTACCTTTTTTAGATGATAACGCTTATGTAATTTACCATGACACAGTTGTTAATGTTGGTTCAGATGAATTTGATAGAAAATTAAAAAATGGGTTAATTACTGAATTAAAACATGAAAAAGACTTTATTAGCGAAACAATTTATAAAAAAGGAATTTCTGTATATCGTTATGTTAAAGGATAAGATAATAGTATTTGTTCATGTTGCAACTATTGGTAACTACCAAGAAGTTGTTAATGAAATATTTGAGTCATTAACAAAAACAAATTTAATTAACACAGCAGATTTTATAAATGTATGTGTTGTAGGTAATGGTGAATTAAACATCCCAACAAATTGGGATATAAAATTTAAACAAATATCTGACATTAACATTGGTGAGTTCTATACGTTGAAACAAATAGAAACACATTGTAAAAACACAATAACTAATGATAAAATTTTATATATTCATACAAAAGGTGTTACATGGCCTAATAATGAATGTATAAATGATTGGCGTAAGTATATGTTATATTTTAATGTTGAGCAGCATGAACAAGCGGTAAAAGAATTAGGTAATTATGACACATATGGTGTTGATTTAGTTACAGAACCAACAAAACATTATTCTGGTAATTTCTGGTGGGCTAACTCAAACCATATTAAAAAACTACCATTGATTGATGAAATTTCAAAAGTAGATGCTAAAGCAATTTTAACAATTAGACATAATGCTGAATTTTGGTTAATGATGGTTGACGGTGACAACAAATCAGCACACAACTCAAACATAAACGTCTATGAAAGACATTTACATAGATACGAAGAAAAAAATTATTTATAATGTTTGTTATATCATGCAAATATAATCCAAATTTTCCTTTTATTATTCAATTAGTTAAAGATATTAGAACCTATCATCCAACTGAAAAAATAGTTGTTGTTGATAGTGATTCAAACGATAAAACATATTTTGAAATATTAAAAGAATATGACGTTATAATTGAAGACGTAAATAATAATAATTGGATGGTAGGTGCTTATTGGCATGCTTACAACAAATACCCTAATGAAGAATTTTATTTCTTCATGCATGATTCAATGAGAGTTAAAGCTAATTTAGATTATCTTAAAGAACGTGATTTAGTAACTTTAATGAATTTTGACAGAGTGTTAGGTAATTTTAATACATGGGGTGAAAGAATAACATTAGAATCTGAGTATAATTATCTTAATGAAGGTAGCGGTTGTTATGGTCCTATTTTTTTCTGTAAAAATAAAGTAATGAAAAGAATGCTAGAAATGGGGGCTAATAAATTTTTACCAAATAATAAAGCAGAAACTGGTTATTGTGAAGGTTGTTATGGTTTCTTTTTTGAAGAACAAGGATATGATTTAACACAATGCTCTTTATTTGGTGATGTACTTTTTAATGAAAGCCCTAGTGGAAAATCTGGGTTACCACCACACAAAACAGATTGGCAATTTCCAGTGGAAAAATTTTACGCTTCACATGTTGACAAAAACAGATTATAATTAAAAAAATAAAATTATGAATAGACCAAAAACAATTTTTTTAGACATTGATGGAACACTCATTGATCATTCCGAAAATATTGCAGAGCAATTTACTAAAACACCTAGACTTTTAGATGGCACTTTAGAAAAGTTATCTGAATGGGATAGAAAAGGTTATAACATTATTTTAACAACTGGAAGACGTGAAGGTGTTAGAGATATAACCGTTAAACAATTAGCTGAGTTAGGTATTTTTTATGATCAATTAATAATGGGTCTAGGAGGTGGAATCAGAGTTGTTGTCAATGATAGAAAAAAAGACAAAGAACATGACACAGCAATAGCAATAAACCTTAAACGAAATGAAGGTATAAATTCAATAAAAGATTTATAATATGAAAAAAGAAGTTACAAAAGTTGATAAACCATGGGGATGGGAAAAATGGATTGAAGTTAATGAAAATTATGTTGTTAAAGAATTATTCATGACAGCTGGAAATAGTTGCAGCTTACAGTACCATGAGAAAAAACATGAATCTTTTTATGTTTTAAAAGGTCAAATTAAATTTGAAATTGGTCCAGACAAAGACACCTTAACCGAAATGATTTTAAATGAAGGTGAGTATTACACTATTGAACCATTTGTAGTTCACAGAATGTCGGCAATCGTTGACAGTTTGTATTTAGAAAGTTCTACAAATTTTCTAGATGACGTTATTAGAATAGAAGATAAATATGGTCGAGTATAAAGTTTTAATAACTACTAGTGGTGTTGGTTCTAGATTAGGTGATTTAACTAAATACACTAATAAATGTTTAGTTAGAGTTGGTAAAAAACCAGCGATATCATATATCGTAGAAGCATATCCTAAAGAAGTTGAATTAGTTGTAACTGTTGGTTATTTTGGAGAACAAGTTAAAGATTTTTTAACACTAGCTTATCCAGAAAGAAAAATTACATTTATAGAAGTTGATAAATATGAAGGTGAAGGTTCATCACTTGGTTACTCAATGTTAAAAGCTAAAGATGAATTACGATGTCCATTTATATTTCATGCAGCTGATACTATTATAACTGAAGAAATTAAAGAACCAACAGAAAACTGGTTAGCTTGTCAATTCAAAGAAAACAATTCACAATATAGAACTTTATCTTTTATCCCTAATAGAATGATAAATGATAAAGGTGATTTAACGTCTAATTTTGCTTATATTGGACTTGCTGGTATAAAAGATTATAAACTGTTTTGGGATTCACTACAAGAGGAATATGAAGCAGATACTAGCGATACAACATTAAGCGATTGTCACTCAATCAATCGAATGAATATTAAATGGGAAACAAAAGAATATTTTAATTGGTTAGACATAGGTAATGTGTTTGAATTAAAACATGCCAGAGAAGTTATATATGACAAATTTGAATTGTTAGATAAAGTAGATGAATCAATATTTTTATTTAATGATTTTGTTATTAAATTTTTCTATAATAAAACAATTTGTGCTAACAGAGTTGAACGATGTAAACAACTATATGGTTTAACACCTAAATTGATTGATAGTAAAGATAATTTTTACAAATACGAATATGCTGCTGGTGATTTATTAGCAACGTCAGTAAATGAAATTATTTTTGAAGATTTTTTAGATTGGAGTAAAAACAACCTATGGGTTAAACATGGTCAGTCTGAAGACTTTAAAAAAATAACTAAAAAGTTTTATTTTGATAAAACTTATGAACGATTACAAAAATTATTTAATGATAATAAAATAAGTGATGAAGAAATTACCATCAATGGTATGGTAGTACCACCAGTTATTGATATGATAAAAGAAATAAATAAAAATTGGTTATGCTCAGACACTTATTATCAATTTCATGGTGATTACATTTTAGATAATATAATTTATAAAGGTAATCGTGAATTTGTTTTGTTAGATTGGAGACAAGATTTTGGTGGTGATTTAAAAAATGGTGACATCTATTATGACTTAGCTAAATTAAATCACAATTTATTATTCAATCACGATATTGTCCATAAAGAATTATTCTCAGTTAAAAAATCATCAAACGGTATTAAATGTGATATTTTAAGAAGTGATATTTTAACTAATTGTAGAGAAAAGTTACATAAGTGGATTCTTGACAATGGATTAGATTTAAAAAAGGTTCAAACACTGACAGCAATCATATGGTTAAACATGTCGCCATTACATGATTACAAAATGGGTGAGTTTTTATATTATTTTGGTCGCTTTAATCTTTACAAAGTGTTTTATAAATAATATATTTGGTGTATGAAACCAAAAATATTTATAGGACCGATGAGTAAAAATATTGTTGACGCAATTATTAATTACTCAAATGAAAATAACGTTGAAATTGGGTTAATACCATCTAGAAGGCAAGTAGAGTTTAATGGTGGTTATGTTAACAATTGGACAACTAAAGACTTCTGCGAATATGTAAGAAGCAAATCTAATAAAATCTTATTAGTAAGAGACCATGCTGGACCATCACAAGGGTATAGTGAAGATGACGGTATAGATTCTTTTATTGAAGATTGCAAATATTTCGATATAATACATGTTGATGTTTGGAAAAAACATAAAGAATATCGTGATGGGTTATTAGCCACAGTTGAATTTATTTTAAAAGGTTATAGATTAAATCCAAACATGTTATTTGAGGTTGGAACTGAAGAAGCAATCAGACCAACAAATGAAATAGAATTAAACAATCTTTTAGAAGACTTAAAAGAATTACTACCGTTAGACATATATGGCCAAATTAAATACGCTGTAATCCAATCTGGAACAGCATTAAAAGGTAACACAAACATCGGTAATTTTAATCAAGATAGGTTGATTGAAATGGTTAAAGTTGCCAGAAATCATGATATGATTTCAAAAGAACATAATGGTGATTACCTAACAAATGAATTAGTTAAATCGAAATTTAATAATGGGTTAAACTGTATCAATATTGCCCCAGAATTTGGACAAATAGAAACAAAAATTATTTTAAACATAATTAAAACTAATCATATAGAATTACTAGATGAATTTTATGAAATTTGTTATGAATCAAAAAGATGGGTAAAATGGGTTGACGCTGATTTTATACCAGAAGATAACAAAGAAGAAATCATAAACATAAGTGGTCATTATGTTTTCTCTGAACCTAAATTTATTGAACTTAAAAATAAATTGAATTATAACAATTTAGATTCTGAAGTACAACAAGCAATACACAACAGAATTGACGAATTAATAAAAACTATAAATGAAATCTAAAACAGCGTTTATAATATTTGCTCATTCAACAACACATACGACTGAAGATGTTGATGATATGATATCTAACATATCTTATTTCCATGATAATTGTGATTTCATGATTAATCACCCAACATTAGATCATCCTAAAATTAGAATGCGTCATATGGTTGGTCCTTTAAACCATTCTAGTTTTATTTTTGGTGCATTGATTGATTTAATTAAAAATATAAGTGAAGAAGAAATAAATAGTTTTGAACACTTTTGTTTAGTTTCATCTAACCAATACTTTATAAATGGAATTAACTTTGAAAAAGGTGTTAATTATGCACAATTTTTAAATACTGAAGATTGGGTTTCATCATATAATGGGAAAGACTCAGACAAAACTATTGTAGGGTTTCCATTACAGCAACCATATGGTCGTTGGGACCCTAAAAATTTATATCTAGAATACAATATAGATTTACCTATGAGTGCTAATTGGGAATGTATGACAGTAACAAAAGAAGTTATGTTATTGGCTAAGCAGCATTTAGACAAATGTTTAGAATATTACCCTAATGATGATATGATAAATATTTTTCTACCTTATATGATTTTACTTAGCGGACAACAATGGGAGTTCCCACCTTACTTTGGTACTTACGACCCATCAAATAAACCTAATTATAATTGGGTAATAACAATAAATCAAATTGTTGAAAAATTCAATCAAGGTTATTTCTCTGTTAAAAGAGTTAATTACCCTAAAAATTGTGAATTAAAACAATTTATTAGACAAAATTATATGAAATGAAAACAATAACTATAAATTATTTATCACACAATAGATTAGATTACTCAAATTTAATGTTTTATTTTCTATCTAAAATAAAACCAGAAAATAAACTAAAATTAAAATTAAATGTTTTAGCAACGCATGACAATGATTGGGTTAATAAATGTGATAGTTTAGGTATTGAATATACAATACATGTAATTAACGCACACCATAATTACTTAAATAAAATAAGAATTGCTATTTCAACTGATACTGAATATTCAGTTAAATTAGATGAAGATTGTTTTATTAACAATTATGTTTGGGATTACCTAATTGAAAATGTTGATATATTAAACAATGATGAAGTATTAACTTTAGCACCAACTATGTCTAATAATATTCCATCATGTGATTTTTTTATTAATGATTTTATTGATGATTTTTCAGTTAGAGATATTGTTTATAAACATTTTTTAAACAGACCAATGCCAAATGGTTTATGGAGTGTAGACTACACACCTTTGAATCAGTTTACAATAAACGCTACTGAATGGGATTATAATAAGTTTTACGAAGGTTTAAATTCATTAAACACTATTACAAAAGGTATTCACCCACTTAGGATTTCATATGAAGCTCAGATGGAAATTAATAACTATATTTTAAAAAATATTGATAAATTTACTTCCGATAATAATTATGAATTATTTGAAATCCATTCACCATATTTCACTAATAGTATGTTTTTTATAAAAACATCTGAATGGGTTAATATATTATCACATCCAACAGTAGACGCATACGATGAAATAGCGTTAAATAAATACAAAAGGGACAACAATAAAAAGTTCTTATTTGTTAAAAATGGATTTGGTATTCACCCTATGTTTAATACTGTTTACGGTAATCAAAACCCATGGGGTATTGGTGGTGAAAATGGTGAACAAGATGAAATTAATTTTTATAACAATTTAAGTGAAAATATTATAAAATATGATACATTGTATAGGTGATAGCCATTCTGCAGTTTTTAGTGGTGAAGAAAAAATGCAACCTGAGTGGCCTGAAATCGCATCAAACACATTACCATATTTTAAAAGTTATAGATTAGGTCCCGCAACTGCATACCAACTAGAAAATAAAAAACATTTAATTGACGACATAATTTCAAAACACTATCAAGAAAATGATAGTTTATTATTCTGTTTTGGTGAGGTGGATATTAGGGCACATTTAATTAAACAAATGTCATTACAGAATTTACCTTTAGATAGTATTGTTAAAGAATGTGTTGACAAATATTTTAGTGTTATTCTATCATATAAAGATAGAGGTATTAATTGTATTGTTTGGGGTCCTATCGCATCTTGGCATGAATCAAGATTATATACAGGACCTAGTTTTGGCACCTGTATCGAGAGAAATTTAGTAACAAAAGAATTCAATAGATACATAGAGGAATTGTGTAATAAAAATAATGTTGGGTTTGTTACAATATTTCACGATATGATTAATGAAAATAACGAAACAAATACCTACTATTTGGATACGTGGCCAAGATCAAATATGCATTTAAGTCAAACGAGTATGTCGATTATATTAGAAAGGTTTAAAGAGAAGGGTTTAATATGATTTTGATTTCTCATAGAGGTAACTTAAATGGTAAGTTTGAGTCTTATGAAAACGAACCAATGTTCATAGATAAGGCAATCAGTGAAGGTTATGATGTTGAGGTAGATGTTTGGTATATAGATGGTGTGTTATTTTTAGGACACGATAAACCACAATACGGTGTAGATTTTAGATGGTTTAAAGATAGATTATCTAAATTGTGGGTACATTGTAAAAATATAGAATCTATATTGTATTTTCAGGAATGTGGGTATGAAATTAACTACTTCTGGCATCAAGAAGATGATATAACACTAACTTCTAAAAATTTTATATGGACATTTCCTGGTAAAAAATTAACATCGCGATCAATTGCGGTGTTACCTGAATCGGTAAAAGATTGGGAATTAACTGAATGTTTAGGTATATGTTCAGATTACATTAAAAAATATAAAAAATGAAAAAAGCACTTATAACTGGAATTAATGGGCAAGATGGCTCATATTTAGCAGAATTTCTTTTAGAAAAGGGATATGAGGTTTGGGGAACTGTGAAAAGAAACTCAGTATCTGAAACACAATCATCAAGAATTGAATCTTTAAGAGATGGTAATTTAATAAATTTAGAGTATGCGGATTTAACGGATATGGCATCGTTAATTAGAATTTTATCTAAAGTACAACCAGATGAAGTTTATAATTTGGCTGCACAATCACACGTTAGAATTAGTTTCGATCAACCAATATATACTGCAAATGTTACTGGTGTGGGTACACTTAATCTTTTAGAGGCGATAAGAATGGTATCCCCACAGTCGAAAATTTATCAGGCATCTTCATCTGAAATGTTTGGAAATTCCATTGATTCCGATGGATACCAAAGAGAAACCACACCTATGAATCCAGTATCCCCATATGGATGTGCAAAAGTATTTTCATATAATATCTGTAGAAATTATAGAAATTCTTATGATATGAAAATATGGAACGGTATTCTATTTAATCACGAATCACCGAGAAGAGGGACAAACTTTGTTACTAATAAGGTAGTTAAGGCTGCGGTTAGGATTAAATTAGGGTTACAAGATAAATTACATATTGGGAATTTAACTGCAACAAGAGATTGGGGTCATGCAAAAGACTATGTCTACGCAATGTGGTTGATGTTGCAGTCAGATAAACCAGATGACTACGTCTGTTCAACAGGAGTTTCACATTCCGTAAAAGACCTTTGTGAATACGTTTTTAATTATTTACAATTAAATTATTTAGATTATATTGTTGTAGATGAAAAACATTTTAGACCTGAGGAGTTAGAAATTTTAAAAGGTGATTCTTCTAAACTAAAGAAAGAATTAGATTGGAACCCTATTTATACTTTTGAAACTATGTTAGATGAAATGTTAGAATACTGGTTAGAATATTATGGGAAATAAAATATTAGTTACAGGAGGAAGTGGTTTAGTTGGATCTGAATTTATCGGTGAACAATATTTTAAACCCACATCAAAAGATGTGGATTTTAGAATTACTGGTGAAGTTAACACTTTAATAGAGTCTCATAATTTTGATGGTATCATACATTGTGCGGCAAAAGTAGGTGGAGTTGGTAGTAATATGAAATATAAGGGTGAGTTTTTTTACGACAACATAATGATGAACACAAATATAATTGAAAGTGCAAGATTATTTGGTGTTAAAAAACTAGTTGCATTTTTATCTACGTGTGTGTTCCCTAATGATGTTGATTACCCGCTAACTGAAAAAAAAATACATTTAGGTCCACCACATTTTTCTAATGATGCTTATGCATACGCGAAACGAATGGTAGATGTACAAATTAAGTCGTATAATGAACAATATGGTGTTAACTATAAATCAGTAATACCGACAAATATTTATGGTCCAAAAGATAATTACGACATAGAGAATGGGCATGTAATACCGTCATTAATTCATAAATGTTATTTGGCTAGAGAAAATAAAACAGACTTTTCTATTTGGGGTAGTGGTACTCCACTAAGAGAATTTATTTTTAGTAGAGATGTATCTAAACTTACTGAATGGGTATTAAATAATTATGAAGAAAACGAACCAATCATTTTATCTACATCGGAAGAAATATCGATAAAAGAAGTCGTTGGTATCATTGTAGAATTGATGAACTTCAAAGGAGACGTTATATTTGATTCATCAAAGCCTGATGGTCAATTTAGAAAACCAAGTGATAATTCTAAAATTAAAAATTACCTACCTAACTTTAAATTTACACCACTTTATGAAGGGTTAAAAGAAACTATAGATTGGTTCGAAGGTAATTATAATGTGATTAGAAAATAACATTCACAATTAATAAGAAAAACTTAAAATTAAAATATGTCGAGAAGAAAAAATAGAAAACTTTCTGAGGAAGATCTTAGAGAAGTAGAAGAATTTATCTATAGAAAAAATGAGGAAGAAGAAAAATTTCTGTCCTCAATGTTCGTTAACGTTAAATGTAAAAACGAAAACCAAAAAAAATTAGTTGAGTCTATAAAAAATAATCAAATAACTATTGTATCTGGTTTACCTGGAACTGGTAAGACTTTTATTGCGTGTGCCGAAGCACTTAAAATTGTTAAGGCTAGAACCAAGTATAAAAAGATTTTATTAGTTAAATCGGTAACACAATTACCTGGTGAGGAATTAGGATTTCTACCTGGAGATTTAAAAGAAAAATTAGAACCATATATGATTTCATTCATAGATAACTTTGAAAAAATTATTGGTGAAACAATGACTAGGAAATTAAGAGAGTTAGGTATAATCAGTATACAACCGTTGGCGTTTGTTAGGGGTAGAAGTATTGATAATACTATTATTATCGTAGATGAAGCCCAAAACATTACCCTACCAAATATGAGAACTCTTATGACTAGAATAGGGAATGATTCTAAAATGGTCATATTAGGGGATGTAAAACAAAGAGATATAAAAAAGAAAAGTGATAGTTCTTTAGAAATTATTATTAATAAATTTGAAGATAAAGAAGACTTCGGTACTGTTACATTAAGAGATGAAGGTGATATTGTTAGAAATCCGTTAATAAAAACTATTGAAGAAATTTTTGATAAAATAGAGGAGAATAAATAATGGGAAAATTTTTTTTAAAAACTAAAGAGGGTGAAGTGATAAACTATACCACACAGAAGGATGAAATTTTGGCAATAAAATATTTTTGTAAAATAAAAAAGTTGAGTAGAGAAGATTTATTAAGAATTTTTAAACTAGAAAAAGAATGATAGTAGGTATAACAATAGATGGTGTAGTTAGAGATTTCATAACAAAATTTGAATCTGTGTACGATAAATATTACCCGATTGAGGAGAATGAAGGTGAAGATGGTGAAGAGGTTGAGGTAGAAAAAAGAGTTATCGACACTTTAGAACTTTTAGAACATTTTGATTTTAAAGGTGGTGAAGAAGAATTAAATAAATTTTTATATGTTGATTCATCTTTAGAAATTTTCGGGCACGCAGGTGAGGTTAAATTAAATTCAGTAGAACACTTAAATCAGTTACACAATATCATAGAAGATATGGGACACACACCAATTGTGATAAGTAAAGAACTAAATAATAGTAAACCTGCAACATTATTCTTTCTGTCTAAATTATCTGCGAAAGTTAATAATATTGTTTTTGTTAGAGATTATGATAAAAAATGGGATCATGTAGATGTTTTAATTACTGCAAACCCAACAACTTTAAATTGTAAACCAAACGATAAGATTTCCATAAAAGTAATAAATCATTATAATAAAAATTGTGATTCCGATTATACAATTGTCGATCTTAAAGAAATAATAGATGATAAAAAACTTTTAGGTAAAATTTTAAACACTGAAACTATAGATTTTGAAGATGTTTAACATTTACTTATTAATAAAATAAAGTAAAATAATAAAAAATAAAATATGGAAAACTTATTATTAGAGATTGGGGGTAAAGAATTATATATTGATGTGGAAAGATTGTCAGAAATAGTTAGAATTGAGCCTAATGTTAGAATTGAAAAAAATATAGAAACTGAAGAAGACTCTGAAAATGATGGGGACTTAGTGGATGAATCTGTAGTACAGATCGATGTAACGAAATATGAACTTTATAGGGAGATGATAGGGACACTATTATCATATAATGAAGAAATAGATAATAGGATGGGTAAAGTCGCCTTAAACTCAACCTCTGTACCATTTAAATTAGCCTATAACACTCTTTTGATGAAGGGTATAATAAAAGAATTATAAAAAAATAATAATAAAAATAAAATGCTATGAGTGAACAATTAGAAAAAATAAAAGAATCAATTGGAAAAATAGAGAATAAAGACTTCGGTATTTATTTCTTTACTATCGACACAAAAGGTAATCCAACCGCAGGTGTTGCAACTATTTACGAACACGTAAAAAAACTTAGAGAATTAGGGTATAACGCCAACATTCTACACGATAAGGATGATTATAGGTTAAAAGAAAATGAGGACGGTATGGGTATTGCCGAATGGTTAGGTGAAGAATACTCTAACTTACCTCACGTATCTATCGAATCCCAAAAATTACAAGTTGGACCTTCTGATTTTGTGGTAATACCTGAAGCATTTGCTAGTATTATCAAACAAACGGCTAACTTCCCTTGTAAAAGAATTGTATTCTTACAATCATATGAATACATTTTTGAAATGTTAGAAATTGGAGAGGGATGGGAACAATTTGGTATTACTGATGTAATAACAACAAATGAAAATTTAAGTACTTATGTTAATTCAGTATTTAGAGGACTTAGAACTGACATTATACCTATTGGTATTCCTGAATATTTTAAAAATTCTTCAGAACCTAAAATACCGACTATTGCAATGTCCGCCAGAGATAAAAGAGAACTTTTAAAAATTGTTAAAATTTTCTACCAAAAATACCCACACTATAGATTTGTAACATTTAGAGATATGTCTGGGTTACCTAGAGAGATGTTTGCAAAGGAATTGGCGAAATCATTTGTCAGTGTGTGGATTGATGAATTATCAAGTTTTGGTACGTTCCCATTAGAATCTATTAGAACTAAAACACCAGTTATTGGTAAAATTCCTAGAATGGTACCTGAATGGATGGGTAGTATTGATCAGAATGGTAATTTAAATTTAAATGACAACGGTATTTGGACACCAAACCTAAATTCAATTCCTGATATCATTGCAACTATGGTTGGGTTATATTTAGAAGATTCAATTCCAGAAAATATCCTTAACAATATGTCTGAGTGGGAAAACAAATATAGTACGGAAGAGTCAGATAAAATTTTAACTGAAGTATATAAAGGTATTTTTGATAGAAGGATTGTTGAATTACAACACACTTATGATCAGATAGAACAAAAAGAATTAGCCGTAGATAATAATATTAAAAAATAAAAATATGACAAAAATATCAGTATTAGTACCAGTTCATAAGTTAGAAGAAGAATATCTAACTAGATGTATTGAAAGTATTAAAAATCAAAAAGTTAAACCTAATGAGGTTTTATTTATTACATCAAACGATAAAGATGTAATTAAATTTTTAACAGATTACAATTATGGTGATTTAAAAGAAATTACTAAAGTAATTGAAAATGAAACAGGAAATTACGATTTCCAATCACAGATTAATTATGGGGTAGAAAAATCTACAAGTGATTATTTTACTTTTGTAGAATATGATGATGAATTATCCCCTATTTGGGTTAAAAATGGTTTAGAATATTCTGAATCATATCCTGAGGTCGGTGTGTTCTTACCTATAGTATACGAAACAGATGCAAATGGTAAATTCATATCATTTACTAATGAGAGTGTTTGGGCAAAAGACTTTACAGAACAATCTGGTTATTTAGATAATAATACTTTACAAAGAGTCCAAAACTTCAACTTTGATGGGATGGTAGTAAATAAAGAATTATTTTTAGAAAACGGTGGTTTAAAGAAAAACATTAAATTAACATTTACATATGAGTTCCTATTAAGAATGTCATATCTATCAATACCGATTATGGTAATACCTAAATTGGGGTATAAACATACAAACAATAGAGAAGGTTCTTTATTTGTAGAATATAAGAATACTATTGATGTATTAGAAAGTAGATTTTGGGTTGGTAAAGCCAAAAAAGAATATTTTTTCACTGAAGATAGAGAAATAACATATACACCATAAACATTCGATATGTCCGAAGAACCTAAGAAAAGGGGTCGGAAGAGAACGAATACTTTATATTTTGGTCCTGAACAGGAAGAAGCAGTAGTTAAATTTTTAACAAGTGAATCGTATAGCGAAAGAAATAAAATTTATGTTGAATATCTAAAAGACCCAATAAATAAGATGGTTGAATCCATCATAAGAAGATACAAATTATATAGAAAAGAGTATGAATATGAAGATGTTCATTCTGATACTCTTTCTTTTTTGATAACAAAAATGCATAACTTCAAACCAGATAAGAATAAGAAGGCTTATTCTTATTTTGGTACGATATGTAAACATTATCTTTTAGGACAATTAATAAAAGATGATAAAAAATTAAAATCCGATGTATCTTATGATGATGTTTATAAGACTGTCGAAACGATGGACGATTTTGTCTATCATATTGATGATGACAAATTACAATTAGATGAATTCATTGAAGAAATATCTGCGAGTATAAAGGCAGATATGAAATTTGGTAAGTTATCTGAAAATGAAATTAAGGTTGGTGACGCACTAACTAGAATTTTAGATAATTGGGAATCTATTTTTGAACAAGTTGAGAGTGGGAATAAGTATAACAAAAATCTTATACTTTCATATATAAGAGAAATATCTGATTTATCTACTAAAGATATAAGAGTAGGTATGAGAAGATTTAAGAAAATGTATATATTTCTTAAAAATGATAAAATCGATGATGATGATATCTAAATTTTTAAAATTAGATATTTATAGTAAAAACCATTGATATGTCTAGACCAAAAAAAACTAAAATAAATATAGATAAAAACAGTCTTCAGGAACTGATGCAGGAAATTTATAACGATTGTAGTAATGTTATGAACAATGCGAGAAGAGAGTTGACTGAAAGAAAGATACGCGTTGAGATACAAGACATAAATGATGAGTATCAGATAGGTAAGGTTAATAATGAAACATTAAAGATTATTGAAACTACTATCGATAAAAAAATTGCATTAGCGAAATTACAATCTCAAATCATAGGAACTAAATCCGAAGAAGGTGATCAGTCAAATGGTTCTAGTATTACTGAGGATGATAAAAATTTACTTAGAGAGTTGTTCAAAGAAAAAGCAAACAATAAAAATACTGAGTACGATATAGATTAACATATTATGAGTGAAAAATTTAAAAACGTTGTATGTGAACCTAAAGATATTATCGCTGATATTAAAAGACAAATATTAGAGTTAATATCTTTAAATAAAACTACTTGTAATAATTTACCCGATTTATCTTTACCTAATGTAATACCTGATTTGTCGGATTTAAATCCCAGTCAAAAGGTTATCGATTTTTTAAATGATATTTTAGCGTTGGTAATGGGAATTAATTTTGATGAAATGAGGATGCAACTAATCGGTTGGTTAGTTGAACAATTAACTCCTCTTTCAGAAAACTTATCAGTAAATTTAATAAACTCTATAAAAAGTTGTTTTGCGTGTAAAATTGATCCTAAAATACCTGGATGGTTGTTCGTTACTGACCCAACTACTATAATATATGACGCAAACGGAACACCACTACCTAATTCAGGTACACCTGGTGTTGGGATGAATATCGAACTAAATAAATTAGACTTAACTTGTTTATTTGCGGTTGATCCAAATAGTGAAGTCGGACAATTATTTTATGATGGTGACGAAACTAATGATTTAAACGCATTTTTATGGAAAGTAATTCAGGAAAATGGGAATCCATTGATATGGACTGATCCTGTAAATGGTAAACAAATTGTTGAGGTTAGATACTTTGAAAACTCCCCATCGGCATTTATTGAATCAGATGGAACCGTAGAATACCAAAACATTGAACCAAGACCTAGAGTATTTAATGTAAGATTAATAAATCAAACATATCAAACTAAAACACTTATAACTTTCTTAAACGATTATTTTAATAGTCAAAATCCTTTATTTAATGTAGATAAAGTAGTACCAGATATAGTTAATTTAATATATGGTACTTTGACAAATAAAATAGACTTACCTGATGAATGTTTATTATGGACAGTAGAAACTGAACAAGCAATTAGTGATTATATCGATAACGGTATTGACAACCCCGAAATTAGTTTAGATGATAGTTTTTATGAATTTGATAGTAAACAAATATCTAACATAAAAAAAATCGCTAGTCAAAAAAAATTAGGTGTAAAACAATATACTAAATGTTGCGGTAAACAAACTAGTTCAATATCATATGAGACAGTAAAATCTATAAGTGATGAACTAAATGCCGCATCTACGTTACAAGAAAAAATTAATACTTACACTAGATCTTTAGATAAGTTAATAAGTGAGTCTACGGATGGGGTTAAAAATCTTGATAAAAATTCTGCGTCAGCAGAATTCTTAGCCAATTTTATAAGTGCTTTACAGATAGCATTAACCAAAATAGTCTTAACACCTAAAAATTTAATGATGTTAAATTTATTTTATTTTTTAGTAAATTCAGCACCAGTTAAAGAAATATCAGTAAAAAAGATTTTGAAAGAATATGAATGTATTATACGTTGTATAATTGCGGAAATTTTGAGAAAATTAATTTATGACTTTTTATTACCTATGGTTATTAAAGCACTTAAGAATTTAATACTTTGTGTTGTGACAAAAAAAATAAAAGAAAAAAGTATATATTATTTTAAATCTAAATTAAGTTTACTTCCTGGTTTTGTTAATGAAAATTTAGAAAAAGTAAATGAGTTATTTGGTAAAAGTGAGGATTTAGTAGATTTGGCTCGTGGGTTTACTGATAAAATAAATTTAAATTCTTTAAATAATACTAATTTATCCTTTAATAAAAAAGGTAGATTTTGTGATTAAAATTTTATATTATGGCAACAGAATCATGTGGTGGTAGTAACAACGAATTAGCGAAGGCAGCAGGTATCGCAGGTACTTTAGTCGCAATTGCTGCAATCTTAAAAAGGGCATTTAAAGTACAAAAAAAATTAACTCCTCTTAATAAAGAAGAAATTTTAATAGGGGTACAATTTAGGGAAGGTTTGAGTGCAATTGACGTTGCATCAAAGATAATCGAAAGGAAAAAAGAGATTGGTATTGACATTGGTCCGTTACCCAGTGGTGCGGAAAATAAAGATTTAATGATGGAGGTAATAAGAATTGAAGAAATAATTAATGCCATTAAAACTAAAATGAAGGTTGAGGCAGCATTCCCACCTGGAGTACCAATAACTGCGACTGGTGGTAACGCTGGTGGACCAATAGTTGTACAGGGGGCTACTACCCAAGCAGTAAAAGTAGAAGGTGTTGCACAGTAAATTATGGAGAAAAAAATAATAGATTGGGAAAATTTGGGCAATTCATCTATTAAGATGAATTTAGAAAGTTTATTACATGAACAAATTTCTTTAAGAGATAGGATATTAAAATTATCTGAAAAATTAGAAGAGGTTGAAAAGGATTATTATTATGGTAATAAAGTTTTAGTAAAAAGATATAAAGGAGAAGATTAATGAATAATTATTATAAGGATAGTACTAATACTAACGTAATACCTATCATAAGGGTAGGTGAGGTTGTATCCGTAGTTGATACCACTAAATCTGGGAGAATAGAAGTTAGGATAACAGGTGTAGATGACACAGAGAGTGATTCATCATTGATAAAATGTGTACCACTATTACCAAAATATTTAGTTACCTTACCTAAAGTTGGTGAGTGTGTGTTTGTTTTTCAATATGAACACAACGATTCATCTCCTACCGCATCATTTAAAAATAAACGTTTTTGGATTGGTCCATTAATTACCCAACCAACTAAACTTGAGGGTGAGAATTATAATTCAGCAATGTCTATTTTACCTGATGGATATACTAAATTAAAAGATCCTAATTTAGATATTGGTGCATATGGTAATGAAGAAGACATAATTTTACAGGGTAGATTTAATACTGATATTATACAGAAAGATAACCAAATGTGGTTAAGAGTTGGTAAAACTATAGAAGGTCAACCAAACAAATTTAATAATAAAAATTTAGGATATGTACAATTAAAGTATGGTGGTGAAAAGTTAAAAAGAGAAGTGGAAGAAAAAGAAGTTATTACTTATGTAACACCTTCTCCTGACACACTAATAACTGTCACTATGAATACAATAACCAATTCTAACATTATATTATCAGGTGATTTACCACAAAATAGATATAGTCAAAATGATATTAATAGAACAGAATTATTTATAACAGTAACTGACGCAAATACAGGTAATTTAAAAACTTCTTTTGAGAATGAAGATAGTTTTATTGGATCAACATCTAGGGATCAAGCCTTATCTGCTGCAAAAGTATTTATTGATGTAAATAAAGGATCTAAATGGAAAATCAAATCAAAGGCATTTGACTTAATAAAAATTTATAAAGGTAATGATGGTATCGCAATGTTTGATGCAATACCTGTTGAAGTTAAGAAAAAAATTAAAGAGTTAAAAGTAGTAAAAAATAAAAGTGAAAAAAGTAGTGTAATTAATATTGTTGCAAATAAAATTAATTTTATAAGTCATGATGGTGAACATACTTTTGAGTTGGCTAACCCTAAAGAATTGATTACTGATGATGAACAACAAAAAATAAATAATGAGGCACACCCATTAGTATATGGTGATGTTTTAATGGAATTTTTAGAGTTGGTTAAAAAATATGTACAACTTCACGTACACCCATATCACGGGTTAAGTGCTGATCCTAGTACAGTTACTACAGACGTTTTAAGATTTGATTTAAATAAAATACTAAATAAGAATATTAATAGTAATTAAGATATTTATTTAAAAAACAAAAATGCTATATAGAACTTACATCGATAAAGATAATACAATTATTTACAATACATTAGTAAATACGGGTAAAAATCCTATTGCTGAATTGTATTATGGTGGTAAAGACACCCAACTAGACTTTACGAGACATTTATTTTATTTTGATGTTTCTGATCTAAAGACAAAATATAATAATGGTGAGTTAGGTGATTTATCTAACGTAACCCACACGTTAAGAATGACAAATAGTTCTTTTTTCGATAGGGATTTACAGGCACAAAGAGTATTAGAAAATAAAGTAAGGACATCTTCATTTAACTTAATCCTTTTTAGAATAAATGAGTTTTGGGATGAGGGTTGTGGTTACGATTATCAACAATATGAAGGTATACAACCATATGATAATATAACATTTGTAGAATCTGCAAGTAACTGGTTATATTCTAGCGGATCAACACAATGGTCACAACCTGGTGTTTATTCAGGTTCACCATCTGCAATAACTGTGACATACCAACACTTTGATCAGGGTAGTGAAAATATTGAGATGGATATTACCGATGAAGTTAATCTTTTAATAACTGGTGGTACAGGTACTACAAATAACGGTTATGGGATTGCCTTTGAAGAGTCTTTAGAAATGATGGAGGTAGTACCTGCGAGATATGTAGGTTTCTTTACTAGACACACTCAAACTTATTATGAACCATTTGTAGAAACTGTTTATGATAACCCAATTAGAGATGATAGAAAGAATTTTTATAGAGGTAAATTAAATAGATTATACTTCTACACTAATTTAGGTGGGGAACCAACAAACTTAGATGTCAAACCAACAGTAGTAGTAAAAAATGGTAGTGGGGCAATATTTTCTTCTTACACCCAAAATAATGTTGTAAGACAAACAAAAGGTGTGTATTATATTGAATTATTTGTACCTATCACCACATCTGATTGTACTATATTCACAGATACATGGTCAGGTATCGCAGTGGGTGGTATTAATCGTCCAAACGTAACATTACAATTTGAAATTAAAGATGATAGTGAGTATTATCGTTTTGGTGATGATGAATCCTTACCGATAGAATATGGTATTAATTTATCAGGTATCAGAAGAGATGAGAAAATCAAAAGAGGTGATTATAGAAAAGTATTTGTTAATGTAAGGGAACCATATACCATAAACCAAACTTCTGTTATTGATGGTTTACAATATAGAGTGTGGATTAGAGAAGGTAACACCGAAGTCAATGTAATTGATTGGATGGATGTTAATAGGACTTACCTTAAGAATTACTTCGTATTAGACACCTCTTGGATGATACCGAATGAATATTATATAGATATTAAATTAACCTCCAATCTATTAGTTAAAACATATACTAATACTATGAAATTTAATATAGTTAATCAAGTTGACTACCTGCACTAACAACTATTGGTTCAGTACCTGCGGGTAGTTCAAAAGTAGTGGTTTGAATTTTTTGTATTACGTCCTCTGTTAATTTTTTAAATATATCCATAACTGACTGTTTAGTTAGAGGTTTTGGGAACGGAACTTTAAACTCCATTAAATTTTTAGATTCTAGACTACTACCCGAACCAATCCTATAATTTACAGAAACTAAGAATTCATTTAAATTAATACTACCACTTTCATATTCTTCAGTTCTCCATCGAGGTGCGTCGATAGTATTACCATCATCACCTAATAGTTTAAAATCAATATCTACTCTTATAAGTCTTGCATCAGAACTTTCACCACCAATATAGGTACTTCTAAAACCGTCATATATTCTATAAAATGGAAAATTTAAATAGAATGATAGTGAGTTAAACCCACCCCATATTCTAACATCTCTCACATCATTAAACCCTTCGTCATCTTTTATTTTAACTTCTAAAGTACCATATATATCATTAGGAAATGATTTGGCAAATTCACCACTAAATTCACCTAGTTTATTGAAAAATATCTCAGCGATTGGCCATTTTTTTCTTAATGGTTCATATTCACTAAACAATCTACGACCCTCCCAAAAATAAGATTTAGATAGTTCAAACGCATCTTCATATGATAAATCAAAGTCTTCTATTAACCATGCAGCAACATCGTAGAGACTATAATTATAATTTTCTCTTTCTTTATTATATTTTTTGTGTATTAATTTTAGTATTCTTTTTTCATTATCACTAAATTCACTACTTACGTCAATTAACAACGATTCAAGTAATACATATTTTTTCTTTATTCTCATGGTTACAAATATAATAATAAATATTCTATAAAACAAAAAAGGGTAGAAAACTCTACCCTTTTTATTATTCAAATTTTAATTGATTATCTCAATTCGTTGATATTGAATGTTACAACACCGTCAACTGTTACTACACCATAGAAACGGTTATTAACCATTTTCTTAGCGTATCTAGTCATAATCCCCTTCGTTGGTGCGAAGTTGAATGGGTTTTGTAATGTTGGAGTCAATTGTAATGGTACATACGGAGCGTAAATGTATCCAGTATCTAACAATGACTTACCTTTGTGTCCAATGATGATTGAGTTTGCTGGTGCATATGGGTCACGATATACAGTATATCTTCCACCTAATGAACCGATTTTCTCAATACCCATGTTGTACTGATCTTGCTCTGGAGAAGCGTTAGATACGTGGAAGTATTCTAAGTCATCAAAAATTGCTGATATCTCAGAAGATACTACTACGAAGTTTGCGCCACCTCTCAAAGTTGATTTGTGAATTTGTGCAGAAACTTGATTGATTCTAGTAATCAACGTCTGATTCCACTCTTTTTGAGTGTATGCGTTGAAACCACCACCAGAGTTAGCTCTCTTCCATCCGTTGTAATCCCATCTCAATTGCCAAGCCGCACCTTTTCTTAAGTCTCTTAAGATCTCTCTATCGATCTCAGCAGCAACCTGCTCAGATAAAAGAGCCGTAAGTTCAGCTTCTGCATCGATGTTATGGAATGCACTAACGTCTTGTGCTAATTCTGGAGACCAAGTTGCTCTCAATTTTCTCTCAGTTACAGAAACAACTACTTCATCCAATTCAAAAGAAACCTCACCCATTTCTGTAGCGTATTCTAATGTTTGGTATTGTCTCCAAGAGATTGTTAATCCTGTGAACGTAGTTGCTGATGCAGCTCCAACGTAACCATCAAAATTAGCTGAAGAACAACTAATACATGCTGGGTGAGTTAAATCTAATTCAACCAATAAACCTCCGTCAGTATCACAGATATCTTGACCGTAATCTACGATACCTCTACCGTATTTCTGTGTTACCAATCTAAATGGTATCTCAGCACCTGCTGCGATAATATTTTGACCGTCTTGATCATTGATTGCTGGAGTAGTAACAATTTTTAAAGATGCTAAGAATGCCTCAGTATCCATTTCGTTACCATCTGGTCCAGTTAATCTACCTGCGTTAGTGGATGTGAAACCAGTAACACGTAATTTAACGTTTCTGAAAGAACCGTCACTTGCTTTTGGTTGTGCAGTTAATGCAGTTACAGTACTAGTACCGTTAGCGTTAAGAATTACACCTTGATAACCTGTAGTTGAAAATACAGTATAACTTCCTTTAGATGCATCATATAAACCATCATTATAATATAAATCATAAAGTGATTTTTCTTGGAATGTAGTCAAAGTTGTGTCACCACAAGCAGAGATTGTACATTCTGGTAATGCTCCATTAGCACCGTTGTTAGAACCATTCAATGGAAATGCTCCATCAGATGTCTTAGGTACAAAGAAGAATAATTTACCGATTGGCATGTTCATCGCTTGTACTGATACGATATCGTTAGCCAATAATTTAGAGAATACTCTTCTCACAATTGGGAAAACCACAGTTTCGAAAGATCCTGATGAGTCTGCTCCTGTTGATTCGTTCAACAATGCAGATGCTTGGTTTTCATATAATTGAGCGATGTTCTCTTTTACGTGACCTTTTAAACCTTCTAAGAAACCTAATTTGTTCCATTTAGAAATTGTTTTAGATCTGATTTGTTTTAGGTGTTCTAGTCCGATATTTCCGACTTCACCTGAGTTTAACAAATGTCCCATTTTAATTTTATTTTTAATTTTGTTATTTTATTATTTTTATGAGATTCTTCTCATTAAATCTTTAATCGCTGTAATTTGTGGATCTACATATGCAGTAGACTCATTCAAATTAGTAGATTTTGAAGATTGTATTGTTTTATTAACTTTAGTTTCTACTGACTCATTAATAGGGGATTTAGAATCTAATTCCGTTTTAATAGTTTTGTAGATGTTTTTAGATTCTTTAATTGTCTCAGCGTTATCAAATCTCTTAAGAATTTCCATTTTTTCTTTCTTAGTAGTTGAATGCTCAGTAAATAATCTATTAACGTATGCTAAGTTAGTGTTAAACAACGCAACTTCGTTTAGTTTTTCTTTGAATACATTGAGTGCTTTCTTATACTCTTCGTTTTTAGATTTTAACTCTCTGTATTCTCTCATTATTTTGGATTCGGAAACTGTGTTTTTTGTTGGTTCTCTGCGAACTACAGGTTTACTAGTTGTTCTCGATTCTCTTGCCGCTAATCTAGCACCGTGGTATCTTTGTTTACCATTAGTTCTAGAGTGTCTCTGCAACTTATCTTCTTCAATGTAAGCACCTTCTTCAAAATCTTCAATTGGTCTACTTCCTGCGTGTCTTCCTTCTGGCGTATCTCTAAGCCATTTAGACGCATCGTCCCAATTTTTTATTTCAAATCCGTCTTCCTCACTTGAAGGTTCGTCTAGTTCAATCTCATATACGATTTGATCTTGAGAATCACCTGCACCACATTCGGAACAGTATTTCCCTTCTTCATCTTCGTACATAGTACCTGAACCACATTCAGAACATTGTTCACCTTCTTCCATAGAATTCCATCCTTCTTCCATAGATTCCTTAATGTAATACTCTGCACCCGTTCCATTATCTTTAAGATGAATTCCACCTTGATCTTTTACTACCTCTACTTCGTCATTGTCAGAAAGTTTTTTAAATACTGTAACAACTTCTTCGTCTGAAGCACCTGTTAAGTCTAAAATTTCTTCGTCATCTTCTGCACCCATAGCAGGTAATTCAAAACCTAACCCAATTTCATCATCATCGTCATCATCATCGTCTCCCTCACCAGCATCTAAGTCTAGGTCGGTGTCTAAATCTAAATCAACTTTAGGTTCATTATTAGGTTCATCAGAATCATCACTACCAAATTGTAGTTCATCATCATCAGCGTTTTCTTCATCGTCAAGATCTAACTTAACGTCTTCTTCATCATCATCGGACCCTTTAGTTTCTACATCGTCAACACTAATCTCGTCATCTTCTTCGGAGATTGGTTCTTCTTTTTTCTCATCTTTATTTTTTAAAGACGACTCAACGATGCTCTCAATTTCTTTCGACATATGTGCCGCAAGTATTTCTTTCGTGTTGGCTTTTAAGGCATCCTCTAAAGACTTTGCTTCTAGTAAAGCCTCTTCGATGATTGATTTCTTTTTTTCAGCCATTTTTTCTTTTTTTATTTGTTTTTATTTATTATTAAATAACGCAAAATTATTTGCATTTCTTAATAAATATGCAATACTTTTAAAAAGTGTTATTTTTTTATTAATCCAATAAAAAATTATTTAAAGAGTCTTTTAATAGATTATCTTTATTTTTTATTTTAGATTCTGACATTTGTTGTTCGACAGAAGGTTCCTCACTATAAATCCAAGATCCTGGAGTTGAGGGTGAGGTAACTATGTCCCAACAAATTAATTCAAAGTCATCTTGAACAATATTCTTACCACCCTCTTTTTCTAAAGAACCAACACCTCTTGATGATACACCGATTTTTAAACCTTTTCTTATATAATTGGCAACTCTATCACCTTCACAAGAAATTATTCCTTGATTAACAAATCCTGGTGACATAATAATTTCTAACTTACCCATTAGTACATTACCTTCCCACCATAAATCGACTACGTTATGTGAAATTCTACTTACGGCAACTATAGAAGATTCTGGGTGATCCGCCTCTCCTAATGCTCTTTTTTCTTTGATTAATTTTAGATAGTTTTCTGCCTCTCTTCTTAAGATAGCCTCTGGGTATACTCTACCATTTCTATTCTCTACACCATACTTTTGCATTACGGCATAAACAACCAAAGGTTCTTCTATAATAGGTTGACCTTTGGTTAAGTTTGACATTTCATTTACAAAATGTCTATTATCTTTTGGGGAAATGTATCCTGCGTCATATTCGACAAGAATACCTTTTTTATTTATTTCGTTTTTTTTAAGAATTTCCATAACAGTGTTATACTTTTATTATAAATATACCACTGTGGTAAAAAATTACTTTTTAGATTTATGGAAAGTAAAAACTGGATTATTTTCTAAACATTCATTTACGACATCATAGATTATTTTTTTACTATTTTCTACGATATTAATTTTATTTATGGGTAAATGTTTTTTCTGATATAATGTTATTTCACAAGACATAAAACTTCTTTTATTAATATTTAACCCTGAAGTTCTCATATCTAAATCTACAATGTATTTATTTTCGTGAAATAATTCTTTGTTGACTGTATTACTTATTTTTTGTTTTATTTTTTTTCTTATATTACTTAAGAAAAAATCGTAGTTAAAATTTTCGCCTTCTTCTTTTAACTCCCCCCACGCACAAAAGTTTAAATATAAACTTTTTGATTCTTTATTATTTACGGTACCGATTTTTGTTTTATAGTTTTCTAATAAATCTAATTTGATTTCTTTTCCTAATTTCATTCATAAAATTTTTCATTTTTTGTTATTTAAAGTTTATGTAATTATACTATTAAAATAGTTATTAGTCAAATTATATAAATAAAAAACCCCTCTTTCGGAGGGGTTCATTTTTTAATCTATCGATTCTTTTAAATTGTAAATTTTACCTATCTGTGAATTGAAGTTTTCGTAATCGAAGTTAGTATTTAATAATTTATCTTTTACCTTTAATAACTTATCTTTTATTTCAATATCGGAGGATTCATTTAATTTGTTATCTATATTATCTATACATTCTCTTTTAACAGATTCGAATAAAGATTTCTTTTCATCTTTATTACCATTTAAAACTGTTTTTATAATTTCTCTTTCCGTTTCGTTTATTTCAGAATACTTTGAGTTGAATTTAGATACTAAAATATTTGCCAACATACTTGGTGGTAAACCTATAGATTCTGTTACTACAGTTTCTTCTATATCTTTTTCTAACATTCTTTTAGATATGTTATTAATAGATTCCTGTATTTTATCTATGTTAGATGCGTTTTTATCAGTTTTTAATAAAAAATCTATATCGTTATAGAATGATTGATTTTCTTTAACTAAGGCTACTCCTTTAAGTAATTTAGAAAAATACTCATTACCACCATTAATATGATTTTTATTCAACGATTTTAATAGGGTTATATTCTCTTTAATATATTCTTTAGACTCAGAAGAATCATCAAATTTTCTATTTTGTAAATTACTATAGATTAAATACTGTTCTTTTAATGTTTTGTTTTCACCGATAGTCTTTAAAAACTTATTAAACAATTTTTTACCCTTCTCATCTTTATTAATTATAGACTCAATCATTAATTGTTTAAAAGTGTCTTTTATATTGCCAAAATTTTCCATGTGTTAGTTTTTATAATAAATATTAAACTTTTATAAAAAAACTTATTTAGTTAGTTTATCAATCTCTTTAGTCATCTCACTAATTTTTGAATTCAATATATCAGTACCCTCTTCAACAGAATCTAAATTGTAAACGTGTTCGTTATTTTGTAAACTTTCAGTTAATCTCCTTAAATAAATACCTTGATATCTTTTAGTTTTTTCATCGTATTTTCTTCTTTTTTCTTCAGTTAATAAAGTACCATCTTTTCTAAAAGATTCTGTGGTTGCTGGTTCTGCAGCTGCAGGTTCTGCGGCTGGTTCCGCACCAGCATCCATATCTCCACCTGCTCCCATATCTGCACCACCTGTGTCACCACCAGCACCTGCTTCGGCTTCACCAGCACCTGATAATAATGCATCAAAGTCCCCATATAGTTTATCAACCCTATCAAATAATCCTGTTTTCTTAATAACTTCTGCGGTTTGTTCCATCTCCGCTGCTGCTGCCTTTTCTAATCTCTGTTGTTCTAAATCATTTCTAATTTCTTCTTCAGACATACCTAAAATTTCTTTTTTGGCTCTAGTCATAGACATTGCACCAAAACCATTACCTGCGTCTGCTACAGAATCCTTATACAACGTTACTTTTAATTGAGTTTGTTCAACCTTCAACATCTCTGCTTGTGTAGATGGGTTATTAAGGGAAAGTGAGAAATTTTCTAACTCATCTTCCAAACCTAAAATATATAAATGTATAATTGCAATTTTATTAAGTTCTTGTATTATAGATTGTTGTATCCTATTGATAGTTCTAGCGAATCTAATGTCTTGCAACGCCAAATTTTTACCGTCACCATTCGCCTCCTCAAACCCTAAGAAAGGTTTAGGTACTCTAAGTGCAGTAAATAACTTTTTTTGTAAGTATTGAATATCTGCTATTTCAGAAAGGTTTGTTGCCCCCGCCAAAGTATCTATCGGACTTGGTGCGTTTGGATCCCTAACAGGTATGAAATAATCTTGATCTTGTGCCATTTGATTATATCTAGTATCTATCTGTCCAGTTTTTTGATCAATAACTGGACTTCTTTTGAAGTTATCTGCGATTTTGTTTACATATGCTGGGACATCCTTCTCATCAATATTACCGACATATATTTTAAATATTCTTCTCTCTGGTGCCCTAGTTACTCTATAGATTAACATCGCATCTTCAGATAATAATAATTGTTTCCATATTCTTCTAGCCTTTTCTAACATAGATGTACCATACGGTAACCTTCTGTCATCACCTAATAATCTAAAATGGGCAATTTGCCAAGCATTAAATTCTATATCTCTTTGACCCCAAATAAATGTGACCGGATTAAATTTATCATTTTCTTTAATAGTAGTATTACCCTCAAACCCTTCATTCTCCTTTCTACTAATTTCAATGTTAGGTAATTGTTTAACACCTGTAATACCTTCATCACTATCAATATTTAAGAATAAAAAATTGTCACCATATTTACAAGTATTTCTTGTCCACATAGGTAATGAGGTATGTATATCTAATCTATTAAAAAATAAATCTTCTAAGATTCTTCTCACCCTTCTACTTTCAGAGAATATATTTAAAACTTTATTTTCTGAATTTAAAGTTGTAGATTCCTCCATCATAATATCTAATGCCGCAGCAATTTCTGGGAAAAATTCCATACCCTCAAAATCTGCATATGATGCCAATCTAGTTGTTTCGTAATATATGGAGTGTTGATATATTTCATTATCAACTTTCTGCCACATATTTGACAAGTATGTATCTTGTTGTCTTTTAAGTTTCTCAAATTCAAAATCCTCCTTAGATTTAGTTTTAAGAAGTTCTTTATCATTTATGGAATATCTTGACTTATTTTGAGCCCTTTTTACTTCAGGACCGAATAAATCATTTAACTGTTGGAATATCGTTTTTCTAGCCATTTTTATCTTTATACTTTATTACTATTATAATAAATATCAAAAAAAACTAAATACTATCTCCTACCAAACAACCAATTGTACTCACCATTGTCGTTATTACTATTATTCCCTTGTTTAGGGTGGTATGTTGGTGTGTTAGTATAGAATGGATTTACATACTTCTGATCCTCTAATAGTGGGGCAACTGTTTTATTATTAACGTTTATCCAACTCTCTAACATAGCCTTAGTTTGTTTTTCAACCATCTCTAATTTTTTGAATGATGTTTGTACTATAAAGATACACATAGCATAAGCCATTATTATATCATCATGATAACCCTCCATATGATCGGGTCTACCGTTTTTATATACAAAAGTCCTCAATTCTGAAATTAAACGATGAGATCTTATTATAGTTTTATTTTCTCTTATATGTTCCTCAAATTCAGAAACTAATTGTAGTCTAGTATTACCCACATTAAATCCCGGAACTTTATCACCTTCATTATATTTTGTTTTTGCGTACTTTTCAGATAACTTTCTACTTTTAGGGTCGTCATAGTGTAAGAAGTTATATTCCATTTCTAACAGTTTTAATACTGTCGCAACACCCATACCACCAGTAATATCAACTATTGTGTAGGCATTATACATATTACCGTATTTGTAAACTACTTCTGCCAACATATCTGGTGGTAGTTTGTATTTAAATTCTGCAACCTGTTCTAAATTCTCAAAATCTAAAATGACTATAGTAGAACTATCTTTACCATCACCTCTACTAACATCCACACCCATTATGTATTTGTGACCCACCTCAGGTTTCTTCCAAATCCACATCGCTTTCTCTAATTCTGCAGAAAATTCTGGATCTTTAACATAATTCTCTTCGTGATAAGAGATAAATTCATCATCTATTACGTTACCACCCGAACCAATAAATGAAACATCTAACTCTTGTGCAATCTTTTTAGGATCACCCATATCTGCCGCCATTTCTTCATACCAAGGGGATAAAGGTTTCCACCCCTCTTTCACCATAACCTCATAATAATCTATGGTAGATTCATCAGTTTCATATATTTTATCTAAATATTCCCACCTCAACTTAGTCCTATTTAAAGTTTTACATTCTATCTTTTCATTTTCTCCCCTAACCCAAAATAATCCTCTGTTGTATCTAACATCCTGATACCACTTCATTTCAACTACATTGAAGTTGTTATCTTTATTTTTGGCACCATCATAAGTTTTATAGTATAATGGGTCCATACCATTTGGTGTAGATATTAATGCAATTTTACCACCTGTACCTAAGGATGCTAATGCAGCCCCAAATACATCTGCCCCATTATCGATGAAGGCAGCCTCATCCATAACTAAGAATGTTGGCGTAAAACCCCTTAAGGCATCTTTTGATGTTGCTAATGCCCTAATTTCACAACCATTAGATTTTAACTTTAAATGTCCCTTAGAATTAATTTCTAAATAATCCGTACCCTCATCCAATCCCCATACCCAATAAGGTATTTGGTCTAAGAAATCTTTTATTTTTTTTAAGAATTCCTGTGCCAATGTTTGTTTATTGGCGAGTATTAGTACTTTATGGGGGTTATCTGGATCACCAAACGCGGTTTTAACCGCAATATATGCGGCAGTGGTAGTTGATACACCTGCCTGTCTAGGTTTGGTTACTAAGTTACGATTATACTTTTCATAAGATTTAATTATTTCTTTTTGTTTATGAAACAAATTAAAAGGTACCATACCTTTTTGTGTTAAATCGAATGTTTTTAAAAAAGTTTCGATTGCATATATTGGTTCGCCTAAACAACGAGCGAATATTTTTAGTTGTTC